GTTGACCAGAGTTTGTTGGGCCGCAGCAAGGGCGCATTCCAGCAGCAGTATTTCGTGCTAATCAACCCAGACTTTGGCGAGTGGGCACCGCGCAAGGGCAGTCTTGAGAAGGTTATGGCCGTGATAAAGCCTGCCACTTTTGTCTTGGACGCAGGAGAGTATAGCGACAAGCTGCCTCCGCTTCATACGGTGGAAGTGCGCTGTGATTTGAACGACCGTAAGCCCTACGACACCATGAAAAAGGACTTCAAACTAGAGGACATCACAGCCATCAACGCCGCCGTGGTGACCGGCAAGTTGCAGCAGCTTGCCAGCGGGTTTGTGTACCACACCGTACAGAGCCCATCGGAGATACCTGGCAAGTGGATAACGGTGCAGACGCCAGTGTGGTTTGACACCGCCAAGTTTGACCGGCTGCATGAGTTACTGGAGGAAAACCAACGTGCTAACACGCTTATTGTCTACAACTATCAAGAGGAACTGGCCGAACTCAAGCGGCGTTACCCCCATGCTCAAACACTTGACAACGACCGCGCAATTGAGCGGTGGAACGCGGGCACCATCGAGTTATTGCTTGTCCACCCCAAGTCAGCAGGCCACGGGCTCAACCTCCAGTACGGCGGGTGCCGGATCGTGTTCCTGTCCCTGCCCTGGTCGCTCGAACTGTACGAGCAAACCATCGGGCGCTTGCATCGTAGCGGCCAGCGGCATGACGTGTGGTGCTACGTGATGCTGACCAACAAGACGGTGGACGAACGCATCTGGGCCGCGCTGCATGACAAGCGCGCTATTTCTGATATTGCAATGGAGGAATTATGTTAGACAAATTGAAAGCACAACTCAAAGCGGCGAAGGCCGAACTCAAAATACGCGAGCGCCAGTTGAACGCTCTTTGGCGGTCGCATGACCGTTGCGTCCACTTGATTATCAAACTGGAGACACGAATTGAAAAATACTTGGCGAAGTCTAAATGACCGTCTGCCCACACTGACCGAAGAGGAAGTGCTGGGTATGCTGAACAACGAGCGCAACACGCTCAAAAGAGTATCCGTACTGGAGCGTTTGCACCAGCGGTACAACACCCTGCGCGTCGCGCGGGAGAGACTTGAACTACTAAAGGAAGCTAAATTACCATGAAATTTATTAAATTTTTGAAGGACTACTACCGCGACCTGACGCCAGCCGAGGTCATTGCCCGCGAACTGGCGCAAGCTCATTTAGACCGCCTTGAAGCCGAAGGGGCAGTCGAGTATGCCCAAGCGGTGCTAGATATGAATATGACCCGTATAGAGCGTTTGAACGCCCGTTTAGGAGAGTACAAATGAAAGACAACATAGTAGTAGCGAAAGACTACACCGACTGGATGGTCAAGACCGGCGGCTTTGCAAGGGACATGACTTTGCGTGACCACTTTGCTGGACTGGCTATGCAAGGGCTGCTTGCTACTGGAGCCGATTACGAAGACGATATCCACGGTTCTGGCTGGGATTGGGTTGCCGCAGCCTCATACAAAATGGCAGACGCAATGCTCAAGGAGCGCAATAAATGAAAAACAGCGCAGTGGAATTGACTGAGGCACAGCTTGACGCACTTATCGAGTTGCTTGCTCAAATAGAGGCAACAGGTAAACACAACACCAAACCAACCCTTGGATTTTCTGGAGCGGAAGAAGCGTTCTTTACGATTCAAGAGTTTGTAAAACAGGTAGAAGAACTACAGGAGAAAATTAAATGAACACCTGTTGTGACTATGGAAAATGCACCAATGGCCCAGACTGCCCCGTGCGTAAGCAGCGCATCAAAGAAATCAATGATGCGTATGTCAACGGCTTCAAGGACGCGCAGCTAAACGACCCGATGGACGACCTTGCCGATACCTTCAAAGCCTTGCTTGCCATGATGACTGTGGTGCTTGGTGTGTGGATTGTTTGTTTAGTTATTTGGGGGAAGTGATGAACGAACGAATTAAAGAACTTGCTGTTCAGGCTGGAACATACTTTGGAGGAGGAACGATTGATTATTTCGGTGATTATTTGCCTCCGTATGTGTCAATAACTAATCTAAATTTAGAAAAGTTTGCCGAGTTGATTGTCAGGGAGTGTGCTGGTGTTTGCCACACGTATGGGTGGGGAATGCTAGAGCATGGTAGGCCGGGAAACAGTATTGCTGATGACTGCGGCGTATTGATTAAAGAACATTTTGGAGTTGAAAAAATGAAAACAGTATGGGTAATTTGTGTTACGGTGGACTTGGGCTATCACATGGTCAAGGGCTACGATTCGTATGACAAAGCAAAGGCTGAGTTTGACCGGATGTATGCCAAAGCCGTTGATGAGCAAGTGAAAAACTTGATGAAAAATTGCAACTACACAAAAGAGCAAGGCGAGGATTGGTGTGCAAGTGTCTCTTTCTATGAATTGGAAAGTGTGGAGGTTGAAGAATGAACATCATTGAACTAGCAAAGCAAGCTGGGCTTAGGGCATACCAAGAGCAAGCACCCGGAATTGATGGTGTATTTGGTAATTGGGAAGACCTTGAAACCTTTGCCGAATTGGTAGCAGCGCACGAGCGTAAATTCATCGCAGAGCAATGGGAAAAATGGTACGGCTATGACAAACATGGTGTTGCCGAATTTATTCGTAAGAGAGCTAACACGCAGGAGGAGCAGACATGACAGGCTATCAAAGCAAAAGGGTAAATCATGAACACCCTTGACCTGCTCAACAACTATGCTTGGTGGTTACTATGAACGAACGAATTAAAGAACTAGCAAAGCAAGCTGGCATAAATTCGCCTGATGGATTTAAGTTGACAGTCAATCACATGGCAATTTTTACTTTGGAAGCCTTTGCCGCCTTGGTAGAAGCAGCAGCCCGTGCCGATGAGCGTGAAAAATGCGCTCAGGTAGCAGAACAATGGCTTGGCCGTAGTGGATATCGAGAATTACATATTGCAGAAGACATCAGAGCAAGGGGAACAACATGACAGGCTATCAAAGCAAAAAGGCAGCGGCGCAGGACAAGCTAGAGCAATGGGATATGCCCAGCGAAGCGTTCAATGCGTGGTGGGACAGCGACTACGATGACAGCGCTAACCCATACGAAAAAGACACCTTTGCTTACTGGGCATGGGCAGGATGGCAAGCAGCATTGGCACAGCCAGTGCAGGAGCCTGAGTATTGGAATGTGATTGACCCATCAGGGAATGTTGTTGCGTCCGAGACGGATGCAATACGCGGATGGGCACGTATTGCAGGAAGCTACAAACCAACAGTTGAGGGTTTACTTGGGTTACACGAACAAGGATGGCGTGTTTTACCAAAGGTTGCCCCACCCCTGCCAGTGCAGCCAGCACCCGTGCAGGACAGCACCTGCAACGAAACGCTACACGCCCAAGGCAAGGCATACCCCCGAATTTGCAAGAAATGCCGCTTAGGGCCTTGCGTTGGAAAGCCTAAAGCCGTTAACACTCCACCCGCAGCACAGCCAGCGCAAGAGCCTGTATGCCCCGAATGCAAAGCGGAAGTGCTGTATGAATGCGTGGCTTGTAGTAGCAACAACTACCCACCACAGGGAGCGCAAAAGCCGGTGGCGTGGATGTTTCAAAGCGGGGATAAGTTTGGCTGGCGTGATGAAATCCAGTTTGTACAACCACCAAATCACCCAGTTTTTAGGAACGTAGTAGCCCTATTCACCGCCCCATTACAGCGCACGTGGGTAGGTAGCGGCGACCTTGAGGATTCAAACGCTTATCAGACCCCACCCGCACAGCCAGCGCAGGAGCGTAACTTCTGCCCCCGCTGCGGTAAGCGTACACAATACATCCACACTTGCACACCACCACAAGAGAGCACATGAAACCAAGCCACCCAAAAATCAGGCAGTTATTGCACCAGTACCAAGATGGCCTGACAGCAAAAGAAATATCTGAAAGGCTAGAAAAGAAACACGACACGATTTATGCCGCGCTGCAAAATATGCCTGATACTTACATAGATAGGTGGCTAGAGGCCCAGCAGCAGTTGCCACCACAAGCCGTATGGTGCGCCGTAGTGCCGCCCGAAGATTGTCCTAAACCTAGATCAAAAAATGTCAGACCTACCGAACTTCGCAGCATGGAACCACGAAACCTTAGCGAAATTCGCTTTGGATTCGTACTTACGAATGCAAGCCCAACAGGACGCCATTGAGCAACTGCGCGGCGACCTGAAGGACGCCATGCAGTTAGTACGGGCGAGTACCCTGGCGGTCAATAATTAGCACTTGGCCCCGAGGCTTGCCCTTGGGGTCATTGGGTATGCTGGCGTGAGTCCAACGGTCAAACTCACGGATTAGCTGGTCATAGGGTAAACCCGCAGCTATGACCGCCTTGACCACTTGGTCTGGCGTCATGCCTGGTACACGGATGTCAGCAGCGCAACCTACACGGTGTTGGCTTGTATCCTTGCTACCGACTGCTGCGTTGACCTGAGCCGATCTAAAGGCGCTATTTACCATCACAGGCTTGCCGCCTACTGCTTCCTTGACTCGCTCCAAAAAGTCCGCTAAACGGGTCAAATTGGCGGTCTCAGAGGCATTGGGCGTGTTGTCAAACTCACGGTGATCTGTGATGGTCAGTTCTTCAAGGGTGAAGTGCGGGCTAAGGTTCATTTTGCGGCCTTGTCCGCCAGCTTTTCAGCCGTACGCAAACCGCCAAGGCCCAGCATACCCAGCAGTAGCGGCATCATGGTGCCGGTGTCCATCTGAGGGAACTTGACGTGGTGACCAGCAAGCGCAGCGCCCCACTCAGCCAACGGGCCAATCACAAACTGCACAGCAAAGCCAGCACTGCACACCCATCCAACGCTAGGACGCCAGCCGCTGACGAATATGCTGGAGCTTGCAGCCTCTACCTTGTTGATATCCATCTGCCCCGCAATCTGGGCCAGTTCGCCAGACTGTTGCAGTTTCATCAACTCCAACTTGGCCGCAGCCTGTTGGGCGGGGTCGGGAAAAATCCTATCTAGGACTTTGCCGCCGATGTCGAGCAGCGCGGATACAGGGTCAAGTGTCATTTGTCTGCTTTGTTATCCAGCCGGTCGAAAATCTTGCTTAACATCTCTTTGACCTCGCGCATATCGTCTTTGTAGTCCTGACGAACGACGTAGATCGTGGGCAGCTTGGACAGATCGTTTTTAAGTTCTTGCACTGCCGTCCACAACTCGCGGGCGAACCATCCGGCCACGGCCATGCAGCCACCCAAAATGAGGTTGATTGTTTGCTGATCCATCATGGTGCAAGCGCGTTTTCGTTTGCGGGAGCCAAAGCGTTAACCGCGCCGGGGACAACTCCGCTCCATTTAGACGGGTCAGAGATCAATTGCAACACTTTATTGCGCTCGTTGGCGGGTAACGTGTTAAGTAGATCGGCTGCACCCTGCGGCGTTTTAAATGCTTCGGTCAACGCTTGCATGGTTTTGTTGCCAATCTTGTTTTCTAAAATTTGAAGTGCTTTATTGGACGTTGCGGCCACTGCGGTAATGTACGAAGGTAGGCGCACTTTGGATAGGTGCTGGGTTAGCAATTCCTTGAGTGCGTCTTGACCTTCGGCCACTTGGGTCTTGATGTTGGCCTCACGCACAACTTTGGTGGCTTGATCGCGTAACACGTTAAGCGTGTTCTCGCTCACATCTTTGGCAATGTTGTAGCTACCGGGGCCAAGAATTTTTTCAACGGTATCAGGAGAGTTGCCTTCAACCAAACGAACAAACTCGTCTTTGTTTGTCTTGAACAAATCCAATGCTTTGCCGGACAATTTCTTTTCTGCAATTTGTTGCGCACCTTTGGCGTACGCGGCCAAATAATCTTTGTACCCCACGCCGCCAGCGTTGACGATTGCATCGTCGATAACAGGCTTGAGTTTGGTCATGACCGACGCAGCCAAGTTACGCTGGGTAGTTGCGTCCGCGCCGGGGTTTAATTGACGAATAGCAGCATTGACCGAGTTTTTACGGATGGCATCCAAAGCCACGGCATCTATCAAACCGCCACTGGTCGTCCATTTTCCAATGTCATCGGCGACATTTTTTACCGCCGTGGATATGATATCGTTACCCGCAAACTCAGGCGCGGTTGCCAAGCCTTGTATTTTGCTTACGAGCGCTGGCGCATTCAATGGTTTGATGCCTACGGAGCGCAGGCTGTCCGCAGCGCCTTGGGCAAATCTAGCACCTTGGCCCAAGTCCAAAGATGCGTTGGCGGCTTGCGACGCCCAATTGTCAGCCATTTTGGCTAGATCGCCCTTGTAAGTATATTTAGCAAAACCTTCTGGCAAACCTTTTTTAAGCACTTCCAATTTTGCGGCTGCTTCGGCCACGTTTCCAGCATTGACCAACCGGCGTACGTCAGCCACTGCGGACGCCGCTTGGTCGCTCAAACTGCCTGCACGGGCTTCTAAGTCAGCCACGTCTTGGCCGAGGTTGGCGCGGGCCAGCGCGGTATCACGCATCGGTGTGGTGACCGCACCTAGCCTGCCTTTGGCCTCAAGCGATGCGGCTTTTACGTCCGTTGCGCTAACGCCGCCCGCCAATTTAGCCAGTTCGTTTACGGCGTCTTGCTCATTCATGTTTTTGAGCGTTAACGTGAATTTAGGGTCAGCGGCCAACCGGCGCTCAATTAAGGCTTGCCAAGTTGGATTGGTAATATTGGCTGTCGCTTGCGCAGCGGTCACGTTAGCAGGGGCATTGCGCAGCGCATTAAGGGCGCTGGGTAAATCACTGGCAAGCGCATTGCGGGCAATTGCCGCCGCTTTTTGTTGAGGTATCTGGCGTAAGCCCATGACAGCGCCTGCGGCTTTGCCAAGCAAAGGCGCAATCACACGTCCACCCGTTTCCATTGTCGCGCCTTCCAACACATTTTTAAGCGGTTCGGCAACGATGTCAGCCCCTTGGGCAGCGGGGCGCATACCCATAGCCACGTCAGCAGCGGTCATTCCTTGCTTGGCAATGCCATAACCCAACCCAGCCCCACCAACGGCCCCCAATGGCCCCATAGGCGCGCCTAAAACCGCGCCGCCTGCCGCACCTAATGCTTCTAACGTAGGGGCCACATAAGGCCGCGCTGCTTGGTATATTTTTTGGCCTGTAGTCAATTCTTGGCGCGGGGCCGTAGGCGTACCTTCAACAGGCGCGGGCGCAGGCGCGGCTTGCATTTGACGAATTGCATCCGCAAATGATTTAGCATCTTCAGCATTACCCGCAGCGTCTGCTTTAATTAACGCCGCACTAAGTTGTTCGAGCGTTGCCATAGTTATTTATACTTTTGAAGTAAGGCGTCAATATTAGGCGCAACGGCGCTGAACTTGGGCGCTGCGCTGCCGCCCGTCTTGTATTCGTAAGTCATGTCGTACGCATCGCGCACGCGCTGTTTGGAAGTCCTAGTTGCGTTAGCCGCGTCTTTTAACGATCTGCTTAAATCGGTGGTGTCTTGCGTACGATTAATCGGCGCAAACGCATCACGCAAATATTGACCTTCTTGGTTTGATACGTTGCCCAACGCGCCGCCAGTGGGCGATGACGCGCGCATATTTTGCAATTCTTGAAAACCGCCACGGGCAACAATACTATCGTACAGCGCTTGCGCTGCCCGCGCATCTTTGGTAATCGCCGGTGTGCGACCGTAAACCAAACCTGAAATTCCAGACAAGCCAGGGTGAGTTGCCAACCTTTCTAAATCAGTAGCTAACTTTTCCGCGCTTGATTCAAACGTCTTAACCGCAGATGTAGCGGCGGGAAATTTAGATTCTCGCGCTTGAATTTCTTTTGGGGGTAAGCCTTCCATTGCACTTGCAGGCGTCATACCAAAACTTTGTTCGCGGGTTACCAAAACAGGCTTGCCGGTCACAGGATCAACAACCGCAACTGGCGGCTGCTCTGGCCGAGGCGCAGCAGGCGCAGCAGGCGCGCGGCCAGCAGCAGCGCGGGCCGTAACAAATTGTTGATAGCTGCCTTGAAAACCACCGCCGTCGGGCGTCTTGGCAAACGTATATTCGGCTACCATAGCTGGAGGCGCAGGCGTTGGCGGCGTTTTTTCCGGCGCTTGGTTAAATTTGCCTGTAGCTGGGTCATATATAGAACCGCCCGCCGCAACATTTTGCGGCGATGTCAGCTTTTCGCGTTCTTTAGTTAATTCATCGCGTTCTTGTTTGCCTGCGGTAGGAAATTGCCGCAACTCAATTAACCTATTCTCAATTTGGGATAGTCTATTGCCCGCAAGAGCGTTGCCTTGCGCAGGCGCTGCGCTCGGTTGCCCCGCCATGTACGCCTTGCGTTCTCTAGCCGCTTGCACCGCCATTTGCGCGGCTTGCATTTCTTGCGGGTTGCCCGTTGAGGTAGCGTATTCCGCATAGTTTTGTGTTAGCTGTTCAGGATCGCCGTCAACGCCTAATTCTTTTGCCCGCGCCATGAACTTGTCAAGCCCCGCTTGACGGCGGTTCATTGCATCCATTTCCATACGCATTTTGTCTTGCGTCATGCGACCTGTTTCAATTTGTTGCTGCGCCAATTGATTGCGGGCGACATCTTGTTGCCCTTGCAAATAGCCCATAGCTGGTGCGCCAGCATCGCCTAAAAGTCCAAAATTAAGTGCCATAATTATTCCTTAGCCCCCAAAAGTTCCAGTCGCTGGGTTATATCTCCCAGAAACATCGGACGCAAACGGGTTGGTAAATTTCATTTGCGGCAACAGCCGCGCAGCAGCACCGTATGCGGAAGACCTTGCGTTTGCGCCAGCCATAAGCGCGTTGCCTTGGTTTTCGCCTGTAGCGCTGTACAAACCGCCCGCGCTTGTGCCATACGATTGACCAGCGTTGCCCAAATAGTTTGCGGTAGATTGACCTACGCCAGCCAAACTTTGCAACGGCCCCAGCATACGTTCTCTTTCAGCGCCGTACCGGTTAAATGCGTTTTGATATTCTTGCGATCCCATCTCTTGGCCGTAGCGAGTCGCAGCTTTTAAAGCCCCGCCAGAGATCAAACCACCACGAGCAGCGGCTTGACGATCAAGTGCTTTTTGGCCTTCGCCCAAACGAAACGCATACCCTGGGTCTGCTTGAAATTGTTTCATCCCAAA